CCAATGGCGTGTAGCTCAATCGGCAGAGCGCCGGATTGTTAATCCGGTTGTTGTTGGTTCAAGTCCAGCCATGCCAGCCATATCAACGTGCGAATTCACACACTGGGGTGAGCGTGAAAACTTCCTATCCGCTGCCCGGTGACTTTGGGCTTACTCGCATAGCTGGCGTTACCGGCAAGCTTGTGAGCGTCGGCCAGCGCGCTGTGGGGAGCGGTAGCTACTTCACGCACGCGTTCGTGTATGTCGGCAACGGCCACATCATTGAGGCGGAGCCGGGAGGCGCCCGGCTGTCGACACTGGCTCATGCGCTGGAAGGTGGCAAGCGTGCTGCCTATTCGGATCTTGAGTTGACTGGCGCCCAGCGACGCGACATTGTTTCCGCCGCGCTTTCGCTCAAGGGGACGCCGTATTCCTTCCTTGACTATCTCGCCATCGGTGAGGCGCGCATTTTGCGCACCAAGCATCTTGAGCACTTCGTTGCTGACAGCGGCCACATGATTTGTTCGCAGTTGGTTGATGAGTCGTATAGGCGCGCTGGCATTGATCTTTTCCCCGGACGTCTTACGGGTGATGTTGCCCCTGGCGACCTTGCCCGGCTGATTGGAGCGTAGATGGCTGCGTGCGGTAATTGCGGATCATCTGCGCTGGTCCAGTGGGTTAGGCGCCCTACGGCGGATGAGCTTGCCGCTATCCCGGATAACCAGGGTGGCGCTACAGCAACGGCCGAGAATACGACGGTGGCCGTATATGCGTGCGGCAGTCATGCTATTTCCCAAGAACTTGCTGGCCTAGTCCACCAGGCTGTGTGCGCTGGTCCTACCAGCACTGTGCTACCCAACTGCACGTGTGCGCCCGTGCCATGGCCGGAGAGCGACCCGGAGCCCACTACTGGTCTGCCTGCTGGGTGGGTCTGATGGCCTTGCGTCCCTGCCTCCGCTGTAAGCGTCTGACCCGCAATGCTTCCCGCTGTGACGTGTGCGATGCACAGTACAGAGCAGTGCGTGAGCGGCAGCGTGGCAGTGCTAGTAAGCGTGGGTACACCAGTAGGTACCGGACCATAGCTAAGACAGTGGTATCAGAGCATGTGAGGTTGCATGGCCAGCGCTGTCCTGGTTGGGGTGTGCCTGCTCACCAGGCCACTGACCTAACCGTTGACCACATCACTCCCCTTGCTGCTGGTGGCACCCATGAGCGCGGCAACCTCCGTGTGCTGTGTCGGGGCTGCAATAGCAGGAAGCGTGACGCTGTGTGACTCTGCCTGGTGCATAGCCATGCATAGCCAAGGCTCCAATCTTGCATATGTATGCATGGTGGGGGGCGGTACAAAGTCTGGGACAATGCGCCAGGCGGACCCGGCCCCTTAGGAGTCAAACGCCGCTGCGAAATTCTAGGGTGGGGGGTCTGGCCCCAAAAGCGCTCCGATGCGCATAATTATGCGAAAACGGAGGTGGCGGCATGCCTGCTGGACGTCCGCCGGTACCTACGGAGCGTAAGCGCAAGCTGGGCAACCCTGGGCAACGCAAAATGCCGGACCTTGCCGACACGCACGACGTTGCGCCAGTGACAGAGAGTGTCCCCGCGCACCTCGGCGCGGCTGGAGCTGGCATGTACCGGCGGATTACCGCTGGCGCCGCTTGGCTCGCTGAGACTGACAAGCCAACGCTTGAATTGCTGTGCGAAAAGGTCGACCGGCGAGAGCAGATGAAAGCTCAGCTAGAGCGCAGTGAGCTTGTGCTCTTCACAGACAAAATGTACGCGTACCCCAACCCGCTGGTCGGCATGCTCAGCACCATTGAGACTGAGATTGCCAAGCTATTCAGCGCGCTGGGGCTGACGCCGACTGACCGCACCCGTATGGGGCTCGCGGAGGTTAAGGCGCGCAACGCGTTTGAGGACTTTCTAACCAAGCAGGCTGCCCGCTAGCAGCGTGCGAATTCACACACTGGGGGGCTGAAGGTTGAGCGCTCCCTATCTGCTGACGCCGGTTGCCGACGCTGACATTGAGCGAGGCGACGGGGACGCGTTCGTTTCATTCTCTGAGGCTTTCCTCCGGGTCACCAAGGACTCTGTGGGAGGCTCCAGCGGGTCTCTGCTGGAGTTTCGGCCGTGGCAGCGAACCTTGATGCGTCAGTTGCTTGCGAGGCGCGCAGACGGCAAGTACAAGCACCGGCAAGCGCTCATAGGTATGCCGCGTAAGAACGGCAAGTCAGCCGTAGGCGCGGCCATTGCGATTTACGGCCTGGTGTCTGGTCCCAAGGGTGGCGAGGTTTACTCCATTGCCGCTGACAAGGAACAAGCGCGCATCGTTTTCGGCACTGCCAAGAAAATGATTGAAATGGCGCCGGAAATGGCGAACAGTTTTCGCGTTTACCGTGACGCGATTGAGCTACCGGCTACCGGCTCCGTTTATCGCGTGCTCAGCGCTGAGGCTTTCACCAAGGAGGGGCTCAACCCTCACCTTACGATTGCGGATGAGGTCCACGCGCAGCCCACACGTGAGCTATGGGATGTTATGTCCCTCGCTTCCGGTGCGCGTGTTGAGCCCATGATGATCGGTATCACTACCGCTGGAGTCAAGACAGACTCAACCGGCGGAGACTCGCTGTGCTACGGCATGTATCAGTACGGGCAGAAAATCGTGTCCGGCGAGATTGACGACCCGGCATTTTACTTTGCCTGGTGGGGCGTACCGGAAGGTGTCGACCATCGGGACCCGGAAGCGTGGGCGCAAGCTAACCCTGGTTTGGGCGACATTGTCAGCGTGGAAGACTTCCATTCCTCCGTACTGCGGACTCCGGAAGCGGAGTACCGAACCAAGCGACTCAATCAGTGGGTTTCGACGGCGCAAGCCTGGCTGCCTGCTGGCGCTTGGGATGAGTGTGCAGGCGAGGCGGACCCCATACCGGCCGGAGCTGAGGTGGTCCTAGGGTTTGACGGGTCGTTCAACAACGACTCAACGGCGCTTGTGGTTGTGCGCTGTCCTGCTGGCGAGGATGACAAGCCACATGTAGACGTCGTGGCAGCGTGGGAGCGACCGCAAGAGGCTGGCAACGATTGGGCCGTGCCCATTGTTGACGTTGAGGCGGAGATTAGAGCGGCGTGCCGTAAGTGGCAGGTGCGCGAGATTGTCTGTGACCCGTTCCGGTGGGCTCGCACCTATCAGATCCTTGAGGCTGAAGGTCTGCCGATTGTGGAGTTTCCGCAGTCTCCGGCGCGCATGGTTCCGGCCACGCAGCGTTTCTATGAGGCAGTGCTCAACAAGACTGTCACGCACTCCGGTGACCAGCGCCTAGCGCGCCACCTTTCAAACTGTGTTCTTCGCACGGATTCGCGCGGTTCCCGGCTGTCGAAAGACGCCAAGGGTTCGCCCCGAAAGATTGACCTTGCCGTATCCGCTGTCATGGCGCTGGAGCGCGCTTGCCAGGAACCGGAGGCAGTGCCTATTCCCCAATTCTTCAGTTGGGCTGACCTTTAGGGACGGACATGAAGCGACCCAATCGGCGCACGCTGGCAGAGATTGCCGACGTGCTTGGTATTGGCTGCCTGGTGGGTGCTGGCTGGGAATGGAATTCCATTCTTGGGCTTGCGCTGGCCGGTGCTGGCCTGCTGGTGGCTAGTTGGGTGGTGGACCGTTGAGCCTGCTAAAGCGTGCTGCTGACACTTCCAAGCGCTTTTACGCGCCGTCCGGTGGGGGAGACCCTTGGACGATTCCCAGTAACGGCAGCCTTGCCGCGTACACAGCGTCCGGCGTGCCGGTGAACGATGACACGGCCATGCAGATGATTGCCGTTGCGGCCTGCGTGCGCCTGCTCTCTGACGCTGTCAGTGGACTTCCCCTTGATGCCGTCCGGGCCAAGGGTGAGATCCGGGAGACCATTGAGCCGCCTCCGGCGATTGTTGCTGACCCGTTCGGGGGTGCGCAGACTTCCGGATTGCCGACACGGCGCCAAGGCATGGCTCAGATGATGGTGTCCTTGCTGCTCCGGGGCAACGCGTATTGCCTGGTGCTGGCGCGTGATTCCTACGGGCGCCCCATTCGCCTCCGTGTGCTGCACCCGGACCGCGTTGACTGCACCTTTGATGAGTCCGGCCAGCGGGTGTACAAGATCGACCGCAAGCCTGTTGATTCGCCGGAAGACATTGTGCACCTTATGGGCATGGCGTATCCGGAGTCTCCCACGGGCATGAGCGTCATTAGCTACGCGAGGCAGGCTATTGGCCTTGGCCTTGCCGCTGAAGAGTTTGGCGCCCGTTTCTTCGGCGAGGGTGCGCACATGACTGGCGTACTTGAGATTGAGGCAGACCTAGACGTTGGTCGCGCCCGGCAGATCAAAGAGAATTTCAGCGCCTCGCACAGTGGGCTGAAAAACTCCCATGCCGTTGGTGTGCTGTCCGGCGGAGCTAAGTGGAAGCCCATTTCAATCTCGCCGGAAGATGCGCAGTTCCTTGGAACGCGTGCCGCGCAGAACCTTGATATTGCCATGTTGTTTGGTGTCCCGCCGCACATGCTTGGGCAGGTGGACAAGACGACGTCATGGGGAACGGGTATTGAGCAGCAAGGCTTGGGATTCCTCGCCTACACGCTCAGTGCGTGGCTTGGCCGTTTTGAAGATGCATGGTCCGCCATGCTTCCGCGCCCCCAGTCTGCCCGCTTCAATGCTGACGCGCTCTTGAGGACCGACACAGCGGGTAGGTACGCCGTTTATACGGCTGCCCGTTCAACCGGCATTCTCACTGTCAATGAGATCCGCGCACTTGAGAATTACGCGCCGATCGCTGACGGAGACGATATCGCTATGCCGCTGAATTCGTCGGCACCCAAGATGAAAGACAATGAGGCGTCACCTACGGCGCCAAAGGCGGATGCGTTGGGAGCAGTGCTGTGACAGATTTTTCTAGCCGTGCCGAACGGCGCAACGTACGGGAGGATAGGCGCCGCCCGTTCGAGGGTATGGAGCTGCGTGAGCAGTCAGACGGCACACTCCGTTTCACTGGCTATGCCAGCGTGACAGAGACCCCGTACGAAATGAGTGACTGGCTGGGCGACTATGCCGAGGTTGTCCGCCGGGGCGCGTTCACCAAGACTCTCGCTGAGGGTGCTGACGTCCCGTTCAAGCTCAACCATGACGGTATGACGCTGGCGCGCACCAAGTCGGGCACCATGCGGCTGAGCGAGGACTCTACGGGGCTGCACGTGGAAGCGGACCTAGATCCGGCCAACGGGCAGGTGCGTGACATTCGCTCCGCCATGGAGCGTGGCGACCTTGACGAAATGTCGTTTGCTTTCCGGGTCACCCGTCAGGAGTGGTCGCCGGACTACACACAGCGGGACATCACTGAGGTCAACATGAACAAGGGTGATGTGTCGATTGTCAACTACGGCGCCAACCCACACACGTCGGGGCTTACCTCGCTCCGTGGCCTAGTGGCTGGTGGCGTTCTGACTCGCGAAATGCTCGCGGAACTCATCCGCGAGACTCCAGACCTTGAGAGTCTGATTCCCCTTGCCGCTGAAGAGCCAGCGCCGGAGGCGGAACCCCGCAGCGAAGATCTTTCGCTGTATGAGGCGCGACTCCGCGCCCTAAAGCTTTGACCAGCGTGTGAATTAACACGCTGCTCTGCCCGCCCGGTTTACGCCGGAGCCTACGCCGGAGCCCATGCACCACGGGCCACCACCTAGGCCACCACCTAACGCAAGTGGTGGGCGATTCCCCAAGAATCGAACCTAGGAAAGGTCCCTAATGGACAAGCGTTCCCTCATTGCCAACCTGGTGGCCAAGCGCGCTGAAGAGCGTGGAAAGCTTGACGCGCTGCTGGAGTCCGCCAAGACTTCGGAGGCGCGCGCGCTTTCCGAAGATGACAAGGCCAAGTTTGACGCTGGCGAGTCTGAGATCCGCGCGCTTGATGAGCGTGTGGCGGAGCTTGACGCGGCTGTGCGTGCGGATGAGGCTGCGGCGGACATGGCCAAGCGCTATGCGCCGTCCGGCGTGACTGTGACCAGCGAGCCGGAGATCTACCGGTCTGGTGTTGGCGGTAATTCGTACTTCCGCGACATGTGGAATGCGCGCCAGAATGGCGACCGTGACGCCATGGACCGACTCCAGCGCAACAACCAGGCCCGTGCGGCTGAAAAGCGTGCACTGACCACGGTTAACGGCGCCGGTGGCGAATTCGTCCCCCCGCTGTGGCTTGAGTCGCAGTTTGTGCGCCTCGCGCGTCCCGCCCGGATTACCGGCAACCTGGTGCCCACGCAGCCCCTTCCGGCTGGCACTGACTCCATCAGCATTCCCAAGGTTTCGACCGGCACGGCCGTTGCGGTGCAGGCGACTCAGAACACTGGTGTTCAGCAGACGGACCTTGCGACCACGTCCGTCAACTCGACGGTTACCACCATTGCCGGTGGCCAGACGGTTTCGCTCCAGCTCATTGAGCAGAGTCCGCTGAACGTGGATGACATCATCCTTGCGGACCTTGCTGCGGCCTATGCCCAGCAGTACAACACTCTGATTCTGTCCGGCTCCGGCGCCGGTGGTAACCCGACCGGTATTTTCACGCTGGCTGGCACCAACGCTGTCACCACCAGCGCGGCCACGATCACGGGTATCTACGGCGCTATCGCCAACGGCATTCAGCAGGTTCACACGAACCGATTCCTTCCGCCGGACACGATCGTCATGCACCCGCGCCGTTGGGCTGCTCTGCTGGCTGCGGTCGACACCACGGGGCGCCCGCTGGTTGTCCCCAACGCCAATGCGCCGATGAACGCGCTTGGTAACCAGGGTGAGCCGGTGTCCCAGGGTTACGTGGGCACGATTCAGGGTCTCCCGGTTTACGTGGATTCCCTTATCCCCACCAACGTTGGCGCGGGTACCAACCAGGACCGCATCATCGTTGCCCGTATGGCGGATCTGATGGCTTGGGAGGGCAACGTCAAGGCGGAAGCCTTCCCGCAGACCTACGCGAACCAGCTTTCTGTGTTCGTCCGTCTGTACAACTACATGTCGTTCCAGCCTGCCCGTTACCCCAAGTCGATTTCGGTTATCGACGGTACCGCGCTGGTCCCGCCGACTTTCTAGTCTGACCGGTTGATGGTTCGGGGCAGTGTGTGAATTCGCATGCTGCCCCGTTCCATGCTTAGCGAAAGGGACACATGAATCCGATCAATTACGCGCGCGGCCTGGTCGACGAATTCGACGGGACGCAGCGATCCGGCGATAAGGAGCGGGAAGCGCTTGTGCGCGAATCGCTGGCTTGGGTCGCTGGTGAGCTGGACAAGCTTGAGGGTGCCTCGCTGGCCGATGGCGTGCGTGAGCTTTACGAGGGTGCCAAGGCTGCCGTTGCTGACGTGCTGGCCAGCAAGCCCAAGCGTGCGGCCAAGGCTGCCGCCACTGACGCGTAGGGGGAATCGTGCCGCTGATCTACTTCACCGGTCAGGACGTTGCGCTTACGGCCAGTCCGCTGGATGACAGCGGCAACCCTCCCGGAGGCGCTGTAACCGTCTCTGTGGCCGTTACAGACCCGTCCGGGTCTCCGAGTACCCCAACCGTCTCCGGGCCCGTCAGCGGGGCGTACACAGCCGTTGTGCCGTCCGTGAGCGTCACGGGTGTGTGGCTGGCTCGCTGGACGGCTACCGGTACCGGTGTGCGCTGGACGTACGAAACTCAGTTTCAGGTGCGCGCTCCGGGGGTTGAGCAACTTGTTGACCTCCCCAGCGTCAAGGCGCACTTGAACATTCCGGCCAGCGACACGCGGCAGGATGATGAGCTACAGGGTTTCATCCTCGCTGCTGGCGAGATTGCCCGTAATCACTGTGGGCCCTTCATTCCGGAGACCCATACGCAGTATTTCGACGGTGGGCGCGAAAAGGTAGTCCCGGACTTTGTGCCGGTGGCCAGCGTGCTGAGTATCACGGAGTACTACGGGCTGAGCGCGTTCCCGCTGACTGAGCAGCCGCTAGACGCTCAGACAAACGCGTTTGCCTTCACCGTGGACCCCAGCACGGGGCAGATCACGCGCCGGACGCTCGGAGGCGAGGCGGCAACGTTCGCTTTCGGCAGTAAGAACATCAAGGTTGTGTACACAGCGGGTCGCGCTGGTGCCGTGCCGTGGTCTGTGCGCCTTGGCGTGCTGGAACTAATCCGCCACATGTGGCAGATGACTCAGCAAGGTGGGGGACGGCCCAAGTTCAACGGCGGAGCCTATGAAGGTGGCGAGGCGAGTGTGCCCACTGGCTTTGCTATCCCGTCCCGCGTGCTGGAGCTGTGGCAGACGTACTACAGGGGGCCCGGTATCGCATGAGCATCCCTTCTAGTACAGCGCCAGCGGTCCGACAGTGGCTTTATGACCAGTGCACCGCGCTGCTCCCGCTGGACCAGGCAGACACTCACGCATCGCTGCTGGTGTGCTTTGACCAACCGGGCCCGAACAATCCGGAAGACATTGTGGCCATTGGTGGTGTCCGGCGTCAGCTCAAGGTGGCCGCGATGATTGGCGGAGGTGGCGCCGGTTGGCTCGATGAGCACTACACAGTCTCGGTTGTCATTGACGTTTTTCGCGGCGGTGACAGCGGGCAGGTGGCCTACTTGCGCGCCATGGACCTTGCCAACGCCGTAATTTCCATCGTGCGGACGGATCTCACCCTTGGTGGCCACGTCATCAAGGCGGTACCCACGGGTGATGACGCGGAAGTGGAATGGGACAGCGAGCATGGCGGCAAACATGCGTGCGTGACTGTCGAAATCGAATGCGTAACGAGGATCTAATGCCGGACTTCACTTACAGCGGAGATGACTCCCGCTATTACCCGTCACTTGCGCTGGCCGTTGAGCCTGGCGACACCGTGACGCTTGACTCTGACCCCGGTGACGGCCGGTTTACGGCCAAGGGTGCTATGCCCGTGGCTGCCGTTCCCGCTACTGACCCGGCGCCGGTTTCTGCGCCTGCTGACATCCCGGAGGTTGGCAACTAATGCCCAAGGCAACACAGCTCTCATTTCTCGGTATTGCCAAGGAAGTCACTCCGGGCACCGCCGTACCGTCCACCAACTACATTCCCGTTACGCAGCTCACCCCCAAGGACAGCGTCACGCTGCTTGAGGACAAGGGAATGCGCGGCGCGTTCGTTGATGTCTACGACGAAATTGCGGCGAACATTTCCGCAACCGTGGACTTTGACGGCAACGTGCACCCGGACACCATCGGCTTTCCGCTGGCTGGCATCCTTGGTGACGTCGTTACCTCCGGCGCCTCCGCTCCGTTCACGCACAACTTTGCGGTGCTCAACACTGGCACCGGTCAGCCTCCGTCGTACACGCTGAATGACAACTATGTCGCGGGTAACCGGCAGTACGCTGGCGCCAAGTTTTCTGAGCTTGGATTCAAGTTCACGGACGCTGGCCTGCTGACCTATGCCGCCAAGGCCACCACGTTTGGCAGCATTACGGCGAGCGCTCCCACTCAGTCCTTTACCACCATCCCGCCCATGACTGGCTGGCAGGGTGTAGTGCAGATTGGTGGCGTCACGCAGGCTGGCGTGATTGATGGTGAGGTGACCATCAAGCGATCCGTGACCATCATCAACGGCATTGACGGGTCTCAGAACCCCACGACGCTGTGGTCTGGTCCGGTGCAGGTTGATGGCAAGGCCACGCTGGTCATGGAAGATGACACGCAGCTGACCAACTATCTGACCAACGCGCGCCCGGCGGTTGACTTCAACTTCACTGCCGGTGCTGGTGCTGCCGCCGTTCAGCTCAAGCTGCACATGTCCAAGTGCGCCATTAGCGCTGCGGATGTGACGCGCGGCAAGGATTACATCGAAATTCCGATCACGTGGACGGCGCTTGCCAACGCCACCGACATTGGGGCTTCAAACGGGTATTCGCCCATCAAGGTGACCATTCAGAACGCGATTGCGGCGGGGACGTACAAGTAATGAAGAGAATTGATCTGCCCTCCGGCGCCACTGCTGATATTCGGGAGGTTGCCGACGTAACCGAGCGCCAGCGGCGCCCCATCAAGCGAATTCAGACCAGGCTTGCCGGTCTGCCCGCGTTCGTGAACGCCATTGATGAGGCCAAGGCGCAGAGCGAGGGGGAAGAGCTTTCCCCGGAAACTCAGCTCAAGATTGCCGCCGGTATGGGCGAGGCGTTTGACCTGCTGGAAGAGCTTAACGATTCCCTGGTGGCCGCGCTGGTTGCTGGCTGGTCTTTCCCGTTCGCCGTGTCCGTGGACGCTGTGCAGGATCTTCCGGGCCGTGACCTTGACGCGCTCCGCACTGCTGTCTCGCCGTACCTGTCGCAGCTCAACCCGGACTTTGACCCGTCGCCGGAGCCGGAGTCCCCTTCCGTCGCCTCCGTCGCCTAACGGAGGCTCTTTCCCGCGCGGACGGGATTGAGTACACAGCGGATGAGATACCTAGCGAGGAATACCGGACGTGGCGGCTGTGCACATTGCTGCATTGCCGCCCGTCCGAGCTAGACCATGAATCCGCCGTGACCCTTGATTGGGTGCTGGCCACTGATGACGCCGTTCAAAAGGCGCGCAAGACAGTTGAGGAGCGTGCCAACAATGGCTGAAGGCATGGGGGCAGTCGTCAAGGGAGTGCGTGAGGTAGGTGTGGCGCTCACAGAGATGGACGTTGCCGTAAATGAGGCGACGCGACTCACAGTTAGGCGTGCGACGCGTTACACCAAGGGGCGAATTAAGGGCAGCATGCGCGGTCGCCCACGCTGGGGGCACAAGGGAGCGGACCCCGTAACCGGGCAGCCTGCTGTACACACTGGCCGTGTACCCGACCACATTAACCGCACCGGCGGACCGGGGCGCCTCACCGGTGACCTTTCTAGGTCTATCCGGAATTCACGCAGGCCACGCCCGGCGGGTGTTGGCGCATGGTCAGCGGTAGTCATGGCCGGTGGCCAAGACGGATATCAGAATCGCTATAAGGCGACCGTTGAAGCCAAGACACCGTATTTCAAGCCTGGTGTTGAAAAGTCCTCACCCAAGATCCGCGCAATGTTTGAAGGTTCTTGGGCTGCGGCCACCAACGGCAAGCGAAAGAGGGGGTAACCATGGGCGCGTTGCCTCCGGTATTTGTTGAATTCCTTGGCCGCTCCACTGGCTTTATGGCCACGGCCAAGGGGGTCAAGACAGAGCTTGCCACCGTTGAGCGTGAAGGCGGCGGCAAGCTTGCCAGGTTTGGCGCGGTGGGCAAAGCTGCGCTAGCCGGTATCGGCGTGGCCGCTGGTGTTGCTGCGGTCAAGACTGTCCACATGGCCGCTGACTTTCAGCAACAAATGTTGCTCGTGCAGACGTCCGGCGGCGAAGCTGCGGACAAAATGAAATACGTCAGCAACGCAGTCTTGAATATGGCTGGTGAGGTAGGCCAGTCGACGGAGAGCCTGGCCGCTGGTCTCAAGACAATTGAGGCGGCGGGATACCATGCCAAAAACGGCATTGATGTGCTCCGGGTCGCTGCAATGGGTGCCAAGGTTGGTGGTGCGGATCTGGCCACGGTTGGCGACGCGCTGACAACGGCCATGAACGCGTATCACATGAACGCCAGTCAAGCCACTGACGCCATGAACGCGCTTATTGCAACGGACGCATCCGGCAAAACAAGCCTTGAGGCACTGTCCGGCGCCATGTCACAGATCCTGCCGGTGTCTGCCGCCGCTCACGTTGGGCTCAATGAAGTCCTAGGCGCCATGGCCACCATGACGTCACAGGGTACGGATGCACGCGTTGCCGCCACGTACCTCCGGCAGACGATCGGCCAACTTTCCAACGCCTCACCCAAGGCTGCGGCCACCATGAGGGGCCTTGGGCTTGACGCCAACAAGGTGGCGCTAGAGCTTGGCAAAAAGGGTCTCGCTGCCACCATGACGACCCTTACGGACGCCATCAAAAGCAAGATGGGTCCGGCTGGCACTGTGCTAATTAACACGCTGCAAAAGGCGTCCAAGCACAGCAAGGATTTTGCGGGTGTGCTCCAGCATGCCAGCGGCAGCCAAAAGACGTACATCGGCGCGCTTGCAACCATGGTGGGTGGCACCAAGTCCATGATGGGTGCTTTGCAGCTCACCGGCCCGCATATGTCCACCTTCCGTAAGAACGTTGACGGTATTGCCGAGCACGTCCGGAAGGGTGGCAAGAACGTTGAGGGCTGGGCAGACGTTCAAAAGACGTTCAATCAGCGCATGGCCGAAGCCAAGGGCAGCGTTGAGGCGCTGGGAATCAAGATAGGTAACGTACTGCTTCCCTACGCCACGAAGCTACTGGGGTATTTCGCCCACGCCGTGACTTGGATGACTAAGCATAAGACAGCAGCTATCGCCTTGGGCGCCGCAATTGGCGGAATCCTGGCCGTTGGTATTGCTGTAGCCACCCAAGCGCTGTGGGGATTCATTTCCGCCGCGTTTGTCGGTGAGGCTGCACTAGGCCCGTGGGTGCTTGGTGTCATGGCGATTATTGCCGCGCTGACCTTGCTTGTTACCCATTGGCGGCAGGTGTGGGGCTTCATAAAGTCCAGCATTCCCGGCGCCGCCGGTTTCTTTAAGAGCACGTGGAATGGCGCTCTCCGTGCGTGGCATGTCATATGGGACTGGGCATCCAAGGCCATTCACGCAATCGTGAAGTGGTTTAACAACAACGTGCTCAAGTGGCTCAAGGAACGGGTCCATGATCTGGTGGTCTGGTGGAAGTCACACAGCAAGGAAATACACCAGGCTTGGGCGCTGCTCTGGAAGAACGTAAAGCTGATTGCCGATGCCGTATGGGGCTTCATAAAGGTCGGAATCGGCGAACTGATGACCGTTTTTCGAGTCGGCATGGACATCATTGTTGGCGTAGTGAAAACGGCATGGGCTTGGATATCCGGCGTCTTCACCACCGGTATGCACTTTGTTATGAACCTGGTCGGCGTTGTCCTTGACATCATCACGGGTCACTGGGGCAAGGCCATGCACGACGCGTGGCACTTGGTGCAGCAGGCTTTCCATGACATTGTGCACACCATCGGCAGCACGGTTTCCAATTTCGGCACCATGCTTTGGAACGCCGGACGCGACCTAATCCACGGCATGATCAATGGCGTTAAGTCCATGATCGGCGCTGTCGGCAATGCGCTGTCTGATGTGGCGCACGGCGCGGTGAACACATTCAAGTCAGTTCTTGGAATCGCGAGCCCGTCCAAGGTGTTCCGACAGCTTGGTATATGGGTAAACCAGGGCCTGGTGGACGGACTCACCGGCTCCGCCCACAAGGTAAAGAGCGCGGTCAACAAGACGGCGTCTGAGTTGATACAGGCTCGGAATCGGCTCGCTGACATGCTCGGCACCAAGGCTGCAAAGGGTCACACGGGATGGATTAAGTCCCATGAGGCAGCGATCACGCACCTTGAGTCTTACGTCAAGCGCGAGGGTACGCAGCTAGAAAGATTGGCTGGCAAGCGCGAGGCAATCGCCAAGCGGCTCAAGTCGGCGCAAGCCCACCTCAAGAGCCTTGCAAAGGAATGGTCAGCGGCCCAAAAGGACGTTGCCAACAACATCATGCAAGGCGCCAGCATCATCACGCAGAGCCAGACCGATGGGCTTTCGCTGGACGCTGCCACTGTGGTGGACAACATGCGTCAGCAGGTACAGGCAGCCACGCAGTTTGCGGCCAACCTTGACGCGCTGCGTAGGCGTGGGCTCCGCTCTGACCTGGTTAAGCAGATTGCCGACGCTGGCGTTGATAGCGGGGGCGACACGGCTCAAGCGTTGCTTACAGCGAGCCCCGATCAGATTCGGCAACTTAACCAATTGCAGACTCAGTTGGGGACTGCGGCCAATGCCACCGGTGCCACCGTGGCGGACGGCATGTACGGCGCTGGCATGAATGCTGCCAAGGGTCTCATCAAGGGGCTTCAGTCCCAGGAAAAGGCCATTGACAAGCAAATGTTGAAGATTGCGCGGAGCATGGAGCGCGCAATTAAGCACGCGCTTGGCATTCACAGCCCCTCGCGTTTGTTCCACGAAATTGGACAGTTCGTGTCCGCTGGTCTCGTGAACGGCATTGACTCCGGTCACGGGAACGTTGAGCGCTCCGCGCATCGCATGTCTGACGCTGTGGTCCGGGGCGCCAAGGTTCCCCGACTGAGCGGCACGGCTGGCGGAGGTGGCAACACCGTGGTTGTGAACATCCATGTTGAGGGCAGCGTGTTGGCGGAGCGCGACCTACGCGACACGGTGCAGCGCGAAATGCTGCGCCTTGGCTCGCGCAACTCGAACACCTGGGCACCGTACCGACGCTAGGCAAGACCCCAGGGGCAGTGTGTGAATTCGCATGCTGCCCCTGGGGTGCGTTTGTGCCCCCTATGTATGGAAGGGGTGAGCTATGGCTCTGAATCCAAATTTCCCGCAAATGGAATACGGTTGGGGCGCACTGTGGAACGCCAACGCCGGTGACTCGCCGATTGACCGGTACGTCAATGTGACGCCACGGACCCACGGAAGCGCGGGCACGTCGCGCGGTCGACAGTATGAGCTTGACCAGGTACAGGCTGGCACGCTTCAGCTTGCGCTGAGCAACACGGATGGTGCGCTGGACCCCAACAACGGGGCCGGTCCGTACGCAGGCCACATCTGGCCCTATCAGCCGTTCCGCATGCGCGCACAGTGGCCACCTACCGCCAACCTGCTGGCGCCTGTAATCGCCAACGGTGGCGACGGCTCACCCGTGGGCACGCTGGACGCTGGCAGCGCCGGACAAGACATCTTGAGCAACACGGACGCGACCGGTGGGCAGATTGTTGCCAGCGGCACGGCCTACAACGGCACCAACGTTCTTCAATTCAACGTGCCATCCGCCACGGCTGTGGCCACGCGTATTGCGCACACTCCGCAGCCTGCTGCGTTGCCGCTCCAGACTTACACCATGACCATGCGGGTACGGAACATCACTCCGGCCACCTCGCTGGACGTGAAACCGGTTATTGGTTGGTACGGCCCGCCCCCGCCCGGCGCTCCCATCACCAACGTTTACGGGACCACTGTGACGCTGGCAGGTTCGGCCACGGCGCCTTGGACGACTGTCACCGTTACTGCCACGGCGCCAACTAGTCCGTACGGCGTAGACGTTGGTGTTGCCGTGGCTACAACTGCCGCCGCTACCTGCTCCGTTCAAGTCGACGGCTGGCAGTTGGAAAAGGGCAGTGTTGCAAGTGCCTTCATTTCTCCGGGCACTTGGTATCCGGTCTACTCCGGTTTCGTTGAGCGCTGGCCGCAGAGCTGGGACCTTGAATCCACGTACGGCCTGGTGAGCCCGACGACCGTTGACGCCTTTGCGCTGCTCTCTCAGCGACAGTTGCGCGACCCGCTGACGGAGGAGATTTACCGGCGGAACCCCACTTTCCTTTACACGCTGGCTGACCCGGCTGGCTCCGGCACGTTCACCGACTCCACTGGCAAAAATCCGGCCGCGTCGGTTGCCAAGAGTAAGTACGGCGCTGGCTCGCTGGTCTCTGGTGTGTCCGTCACGTCTACTGACGCCGGAGGCGCCTATACCGGCGCTACGGGCACTGTGGTGCGAATCAGCAACAGCAACCCCGGAACATCCACCGTGGGCCCGGCATCGTTCATCAACCTTGCTGCCGCTGGCATTGCGGGTCCGGAGACTCCCAACATATGGGCGCGGATGATGGCGTTTCGCTGGACCGGTTCCGGCAATCCGGCCAGCGCTGCCTATATCTGGACGTCGTTTGATAAGCAGCGCGCCAACGGTCTGCCGTCCGGCTCAACCATCCGGTTCACCATTCAGAACGACGGTAAGTTTGCTGTCGGCATGGGTGGGTCTGGGTCCGGCGGAGGCGTAGCGGCGTACATGCCGCAGACTGCCGGAGTTGGTGTCTCCGTGGCTGACGGCGATTGGCATTTGGCCGGTATCGCGTTTAACGCAGCCACCGGTGAGGTTTGGGCGACGTGTGACGGAGTCTCCACCTATTGGAGCGGTCAAGTGGGAATCAACCCCACTGGTCTTGTCAGTGACTCTGTCGGTGGTTGGGTTGACCCTACGGTTGGCAACGGAACGACGTGGAATTTCAAGGGTGACATTTCCTATGTAATGGAATTCCCGACTTTCCTAGTGGCTAGCGACTTCAGCGCCATTTATGGTGCATGGAAGAACGCATTCGCCGGTGACTCGACCGATAAGCGATACGCGCGCATTCTGACCTATGCCGGTTACAGCGGGCCCAGCAGCATTCAGCCTGGCATGACAACCAGCATGGGGCCCATGGCTTCAGACGGCACGGACGCGCTGAGCGCGCTTAACGACGTGGTCACCACTGAAAACGGTGAGCACTACGTTGACCGCGCGGGTGTCGTCACGTTCAAGGCACGCAGCGCGAGGTACAACGCCACGGTTCCAACTTTCACCTTTGGTGAGCGCACGGACCTTGGCGAATTGCCATACGAATCGGTTGAGCTGGACTACGACCCGACGCACCTCGCCAACCTGGTCACGGTTACGCAGAAAAGCACGGGCCAGACATTCACTGCCGCTGACGCCACCTCGCAAACCAACTTTTTCCCGCGCACCATGACACGGGATATCGACAGCACGGACGCGCTTGAGTGTCAGGATGCTTCCAACTACCTGCTCAGCAGGTACAAGAACCCCTTGCCGCGCGTGTCCACGCTGGTGCTGCACCCGGCTGCCAATCCGACGCTATGGCCTGCGTGTCTCTCGCTTGAGCTGGGCACCCGTGTCCGCATCATGCGACGACCCATCGGCGCTCCGGCGATTCAGATTGACGCGTTCGTGGAGCAGGTGCAATGGGGTGTGTCAGACAAGGGTGACGCCACCGTAACGCTCCAGTGCAGCCCCATCGACGCGCAGCCCTACGCAGCCTTTGCGGCATGGCGAACGACGCTTAGCGCTGCGTCTTCAGCGGGTGCCAACTCCATAACGGTGCACGCGCCTGCATTCGACGCGGTAAACCCTCTGTCGGCGCTGATCACTCCGGGTCAAGTGCTGGTGGTGGGGCAAGGTGGCGCCACGCCGGACACCATGACTGTCCAGTCTGTGTCTAGCACCGGAACCAATTGGACCACGGGAACTATCACGTTTACCGCGACCATGCCACACGCGCATTCCAACGGGGACACCGTAGGCGAGGCGCTTCCGGCTGGCGTGACCAACGCAGCAACTTGGGACACGCTTTCAAGTTTCGACAGCATCGCATTTGCCTACTAGGGAGGTTCAATGGGTCTTGCAGCCCCCACGTCGTATACAGCGGGAACCGGCAACTTTCTGACGTCAGCACTGTGGAATGCCCAGGTGCGCGATTCAAACGCGTTCTTTGCTGGCGTCCCCGTGTTCTCTGGCTACCAGTCCGTGGCGCAGCCCATCAACGGTAGTAATAACTGGGCTCCGCTCCTCATTGACACAGAAACCATCGACAATTACGGCGGACACTCGACCACAACGAACACATCCCGGTACACGGTCCAGCTTGCTGGCACTTATCAGGTGTTCGGTAGCGTGGCGTGGACAGCGAGCAACACCGGTGACCGGCGAATACAGATCACTCAGAATGGCACGACGATTTTCGGGTCTGGCAACTCGTTTGACCCGAGTCAGGTCGTGCTTGCCGGGCAACAGACCATGGCCATTGCAACGGCCGCAGTCGGTGACTATTTCGAAATTCAGGCGTGCCATACGGCAACTACGTCACCCACCACTTTCAACACCAGCGCAGGAAGCGGCGGCAGCGCCATGTTTACATCAAGCATGCGCGTTCTGTGGATTGGTAACTAAGGAGAAAAAATGGCTGTTCTCGGAGTGGACGTTTCCGGCTATCAGTCGGCAACGTTCGATACCAAGGGGCAGGCTTTCGCGTTCGTTAAGGCGACCGAGGGGACCGGCTACGTAAACCCCAAGTACAAGGCCCAGGTTGCGCACGCGCGTGCCGCTGGCCTGGTTGTGGGTCACTACCATTTCGGCAAGAACGGCGGCAGCGCTGAGGCCGATTACTTCCTGGGCAAGCTTGAGTTGCACACGGGGGATATCCTCGCCTTTGACTGGGAGACCGGCGGCGTTTCGCAGAGCGAGCGTGACGCGTTCATATCGCGTGTGAAGGCCAAGGCGCCCGGTCACAAGGTGGTGCTGTACTGCAACACGGATTACTGGCACCACCGTGACAGCGACAACGGCGGACCTATGGACGGTCTGTGGATTGCGGACCCCAACCACCCGGCGGGGAAGCCCAGCGTCCAGCACGGGTGGGTATTTCACCAGTATTCGTGGGCCGGTGGCATTGACCGCAACGTGGCCAATTTCAAGGATGCTGCCGCGCTCCGTGCTTGGGCGACTCCGCACGCTGCCGCCAAGCCTCCGGCGCCTCCGGCAACTCACCCGACTGCCCCGGCTGCTCCGGCCAAGCCTCCGGCTCCGTCCCTTGAGCAGCGCGTGAGCAAGCTTGAGGCGGACGTCAAGGCGCTTCAGGCGCGGGTGCACTAGTGAGCATCATTGACGGCGCCAGCCTGACACCCGGAGTGGCGTGGATGGTTGGCGCAATCGTCACCAGCGCGGTAACCACGGGACCGGCGTACCTCGCCGCCAAGCGCTCACGTGGCGCAGCGCGGGAAGAGGGGGCACTCACCCGTGATGCTGTCGTTGAAGCCATCGGCGAACTCAACGGCAGGATTGATCAGTTGGGGGAGGGTTTGCGCTCCGACATAGGCGAGGTGCGCGACTGGCAAGCGGCACACACCACCGAACACGCGGTGTCGGCATTCCAGCGGACCACTCCGCACCCGAACAGACTCGAATACCGAAACACTCAGGAGTGAATATGGCTATCTCTGGCAAGGTCACGGCGTCCACTGTGGCAGCGTCGGTAACCACCGTGGTTTCCGGTATCCTCGCGCCGCACGTTTTCTGGCGCTCCGTTCCCAGTGACGTGCGCGGCCTGGTTGAGGCTGGCGTCACTGCCGTTGTCACCTTTGGCGCTGGCTACCTCGCGCGCCACGGCGTTGACCCGGTCAAGCTTGCGGAGGATGCGGAGGCCGTGGCCGCAGATCTCGGCGTGCCGTTCATGGCGCTGTCCGATGCTCCGGAGACTCTGGCGGACGTCGTGGCGGACCCGGCGGCTACTGACCCGGCTCCGGCTGCCCCTCTCGTGTAGCGGGGAGCGTTTGTGCCCTCTCCAGTGTGCGAAT